ACTTACGTTAATGGTAAGCAGATGTTTTTGGAGTCTGCATTTAATATGTTGGCAGGTTATGCAGGATATGCAGAAGATTTAAAACTTTTAGATGCAGAGCCTGTTGGACTTGAGTTTGGTGAGGCTACACTTGCACAAATAATGAGCAAGGATGAAATGAGAGAGAAGATAGGATTGCAGCCAATTGAGGTAACTCAAACTGCAACTAATCAGGATGTAATTGATGCAATTAATTCTCTATCACCATTGGTGGCGAATAAAGTGCTTGAGCAATTGACTCCGAATGAATTGAGAGCATTGATCAGTTTACAACCAAAAGAGGGTGGAGAGGTTTTAAATCCTGATCAGGCTCAATTTAAAGATGCCTTTCAGGTATTCTTTGAATTTGGTGAAGATAAAAACCAATTTGAGGTATGGAAAACTAAACATCTTTTTGGTGATGTTGAGTTATTCGCTGATGTAACTCAATTGCAATCTAATGTTTTAGATTTGATCGTTAAAGATAAAAGGATAACTCCTGAGGTTATTGCAGATACATTGAAAGAAGATGTAGGATCAATCAAAAGAGTGATAAATAATTTGGTTGATAAAGGGTTTTTGGATGTTAAAGAAACTGTAATTGGTGAGGGTATTGATTCTAACATAATTATTGAAAGAACATTAACTGCTCCAATATCTGAAATAGTACAGAAAATAAAACCTGTAACTACTGAATTTTTAATTAGATATTCATATGAATGGAAAAAAGGAATTCCTACAGGTCAAAGAGATTCAGCTACTCACCCTTCAAGAGAATTTTGTAAATATCTAATGGAGGCAAATAAAATGTATTCCAGAAGTGAGATTGAACAAATGAGTGCAAGATTAGGATATTCTGTTTGGGATAGAAGGGGAGGTTGGTGGACTCAGCCTAATGGCAGTCATTCACCATCTTGCAGACATGAATGGGTTTCTAACATTGTAACAAGAAAATAAAATGAGTTTAAACATACTTTTCATATCAGTTGATACTATCAAAGATAGGACAGGACTGCACAATAACGTTGATGAAAAATTGATCCTGCCTGAAATTAAAGCAGCACAGGATATCTATATTTTACCTGCTTTGGGTTCTGCTCTTTACAATAGATTACAGGATGGTATTAATAACAATAATCTGACTCAGGCTGAAATAACCCTGATGAATGATTATATAGTGGACACATTAGTAAACTTTGTATTAAGTGAATTGCCACAGGGATTGAGTTTTCAATATTATAACAAAGGACTGCTAAGAAAAACAGGTGAGAATTTTGAATCACCTTCTATGCAGGATATGATCGATGTGGCAAATAGATATAAAGGCAGAGCAGAGTATTATAAACAAAGATTAATAAAGTATTTGAAAGAACAATCTGCACAGGGTAATTTCCCTCTATACTTGAATTGGGGTTCAGGTATTGATGCAGTAAGACCTGAACATGATGGCTATCATTCAACTATTTATTTAGGTGATGATACCTGTTGCGGTAAACCTACTTATAAAGATTTTAAATATATCTATCAGGGCTCAAATCCTCCATGCTGTTATGAGTAAACAAGCAAACTTAAAAAACCAAAAGAAATTGCAGATTTATCTGAAAAAACATGGCAACAACACTAACACTAAACCAAACGATAAAGGCTCTGACAGATTACGGAAACAACCACGCTCAAATTAATTTCGTTTATTTTGGTGAGGTTTATAATCGTTTGAGTCAGGAAGATGTGACATATCCTGCCATGTTTATTACACTTGAAAGTTCAAATATACTTGCAAAGCAGATTGAGTTCAGATTCAGTCTTTATTTTATGGACAGGCAATTGCAGGAAACAGAAGGTCAGGAAGTATTGTCTGATATGACTCAGGTTTGCGGTGATATTATTGCACAGATTAGAAATAACTCAAACATTTGGGATGCTCCTGATAATATTCCTTTGGAATATTTCGTTGAGGGTGATCCAGATTATTTGGCAGGTGTGAGAGCAGATGTGACTTTAACTTTACCATTGATTAATGACAGATGTCAAGTCCCAACTAAATAACTATGGAGTCTAAAAAAATAAATCAGTTAGCGACAAATGTAAATCCACAAACAAGTGATTTAACTACCATTGGTGATCCAATCACAGGTCAGTTAAAGAAAATCACATGGTTGCAGGTTGCTCATTTGATTGGTGCTCAGGCATCAGTTACTTTGCAGCAGGTTACAGATAACGGAAATACAACAACTGATCCAATAACTACAGGAGGTTTAACTTTAACGAATATAGGAACAGGAGTTGTTAGATCAACAAATGGTGAGGTTGTAGGTACATATGGATATGGTTTGGCGAATGGTGTTGCAACATTGGATTCAGGCGGTAAGATTCCTGCTGCTCAGTTGCCATCTTCGGTCATGGAATATAAGGGAACATGGAATGCATCAACTAACACTCCAACTCTTGCTGATGGTACAGGTGATAATGGTGATGTTTATTTGGTAAATGTTGCAGGTTCACAGAACTTAGGATCAGGTACAATCTCATTTGCTGTAGGTGATTGGGTTGTTTATAACGGAACAATTTGGCAAAAGTCTTTAAATAGCAATGCAGTTGCAAGTGTCTTTGGCAGAACAGGTACAATAACTGCTCAGGAGGGTGATTATAATATTGATCAACTTGGGGATGTTGCAATAACATCTGCTGCTGCTAATGACTATTTAAGATATACAGGATCATCTTGGGTTAATACCCCTTTCCCTGCATTGTTATCATCTGATAAACTTGTTCTTGCTGTTAGAAATAACTCAGGAGCAACAATTAATAAAGGAACTGTAGTTTATATTAATGGTGCAACAGCAGGTTATCCAACAATTGCTAAGGCTCTTGCAACAGGTGATTCAACATCTGCTCAGACAATGGGTGTTGTTCAGGATAATATTTCAAACAATGCTAACGGATATGTAGTTGCATTCGGTCAAATAACAGGTATTGATACATCTGCATATACTGCAGGAACTCAATTGTATTTGTCATCTACAACTGCAGGTGCTTTTACAAGTACAAAACAATATGCTCCTAATCATCTCGTTTATGTTGGGGTTGTAACTACACAGAATGCTGTGAATGGTGTGATTGAAGTTAGGGTTCAAAACGGTTATGAACTTGATGAAATTCATGATGTTTCTGCACAGAATCCATCAAATAATGATGGTATATTTTATAATACAACAACTTCTCTTTGGGAAAAGAAAAGCATTGCAACTGTTTTAGGTTATACTCCTGAGCAGCCTTTGACTTTCTCTGCTCCTTTAAGCAGATCAACAAATACGGTTTCAATTCCTGTTGCAACATCATCAGCGAATGGTTATTTATCATCTACAGATTGGGCAACTTTCAATAATAAGTTGACAAGTCCAATGACTACTTTGGGTGATATTATTTACGGAGGTGCATCAGGTGCAGCTACCAGACTTGCAGGGAATACAACAACTACAAAACAATATTTATCTCAAACAGGTAACGGAACAGTTTCTGCTGCTCCTGCATGGGCAACAATATCAGGATCAGACATCACAGGTGCTGCATTGACAAAGACAGATGACACTAATGTTACATTGACTTTGGGAGGCACTCCTGCAACTGCTTTACTTAGAGCAGCATCTTTGACATTAGGATGGACAGGTCAATTAGCAATTTCAAGGGGAGGAACAGGAGCATCAACAAAGGCTGCTGCTTTTGATGCTTTATCACCAATGACAACTTTGGGTGATGTAGTTTATGGAGGGGCATCAGGCACAGGTACAAGATTAGCAGGTAATACAACTACAACTAAACAATACCTTTCACAGACAGGTACAGGTACTGTTTCTGCTGCACCATCTTGGGCAACTATTTCAGGAACAGATATAACAGGAGCAGCATTAACTGAAACTGATGATACAAATGTCACTTTAACATTAGGAGGAACTCCATCAACAGCATTGTTGAGGGCAGTATCACTTACATTGGGTTGGACAGGTCAATTGTCTGTTGCAAGAGGAGGAACAGGTGCTGCATCATTTACTGCAGGTCAAATTCTTTATGGTAACGGAACATCTGCAATATCTACATCAGCTACATTCACTTATACTCCAACATCAGCTTTACTTGTTAATAATTCTGTAACTGCTGCAACTGCAATTGCAAGAGGTATAAACTTTACTCCAACACTTGTAGCTGCTGCAAATAATGATGTTCTTATTGGAGTGGATGTTGCACCCTCTTATACAAATGGTGCATTTACAGGAGTTTCAAATATTGGTTTAAGAATAAATGGAAGTGTTGCTGCTGCAAATAATTATGATGCATTAATATTAAGAAATGCATCAGATGGGGGAATAAAAGTAACTTTTACAAATTCAGTTGCTGCTGAACTTGCATCAATTACAGCAGGTGTTGCAGGAACAGGTGCAGGAACAGATGATGGTGTTTTATTATTTAGAACATCATCAAATGCTGTTGCTGCTGATAGAATGAGTATTAATGCAACAGGAACTGTAAGATTAAATGCTTACACAACTAATGGACTTCTTTATGTTTCAGGAGGTACAGGAACAATAAGTTCTGCTGCAAGAACAATTAATGGGACAACATTTGATGGTTCAGCAAATATAACAATAACTGCAAATACTACAAATGCAGTAACATTTAACAATGGAGGTGCAGGTGCTGCATCGGGAACAACATTTGATGGTAGTGCTGCAAGAACAATATCACATAATACTATTGGTGCTTTAGCATTAACAGGAGGAACATTGACAGGTGCTTTAAGTGGTACAACTGCAAGTTTTACAATAAATTCAAATGCCTCAGTTATTGGAGTTTTATCAAGAAATACAAGTGCAGGAACTGCTGCAGTTACTGGATTTGCACTTGGAAATGATGCGTCAGCGAATGCAGGAGGTATTGCATTATTTGGAAGTTTATACACTTCTGCAACTCAGTACAGAGCAAATGGTACTTATGTTTATTCAAATCTTGCAGGTGGATTAACACTTCATGCAGAAGGTGCTAACTCAATGTATTTAGCAACTAATGGAACTGTTGCACTTACAATAAATTCATCACAGGCAGCAACTTTTAGTTCTGTATTTGCAGGATATGGAATGAGCATAACAAATGTTCAAGATAGTGCACAGGGTTTACTTTTAAGATCATCTGATAATGACACAACTTTATATCTTGCGAGATTCCAAAGTTCTGTAGGTGCAACATCAACAACATGGGTTGATAGATTTAGCATTGCAAAGAATGGTAGCACAGTAATTGGTGATAATGCTCCTTTTGTAAATGTTAGATTGTTTGTAAAAGGTGAAGATCAAACTGCTGCCAACTATGCGTTAAATGTTGCTGATAGTTTAAATCAGGATATTGTTTGGTTTAGAAATGATAAAGTAACAAGATTTTTTGGTGAAGTTGGAATTGGTGTAGTTCCAACATCTGGTAATAGATTATGGGTGAAGGGAAATGATTCTACATCAAGTAATACATCTTTTATAGCACAAAATTCATCAAATGCCTTTCTATTATATGTTAGGAATGATGCTAATATAGGTATTAACAATTCTGATCCTGTAAAAACTCTTGATGTCAGAGGTACATTAGCCATCTCAAATAGTGCAGCAAGTTACTGGTATATTGATAGAGATGATTCTAATGGTAGATTTAAAATATTAACAGATGCTAATGCTGATAGATTTGCAATTACAACAGGAGGTGATGTTTATTTGAATAATGCTGCTGCATTATTTTTTGGTCCTACATCAGTTACATATATAGTTGGAAGTACTACTTCAATGAGTTTATATGTTGATAGTGGAGAGAAATTAAAATTAACAACTACTTCTGTTCTTGCAGGTAATCCATCCGAAGGTGCAACAGGTGAAGGTTTAATTGCGGGTAGATCATTTAAAATAGATGCAACAGGAACAGGACAGACTGCTAAAATGTATGTAGTATCAAATACATTATCTGATACATATGGTAGTGGATTAACTGCACAATTTGCAAACTTTGCAGGTGATAAAGGTTTTGGATTTAATCTAAATACTACAGGCGGTTTTGAAATATATTTAAGAAATACTACATGGAATAAAGCAGTTACAATAACAAATGCAGGTAGAGTTGATGTAACTCAAGGTGTTAAATTTGGTAGTGGGGCAACAGCATTAAACTATTATGAAGAAGGTACTTGGACTCCTGTATTAAGAGGTACAGGAACAGCAGGAACATTTGGATATCAATATAGATCAGGTTCTTATGCACGAATTGGTAATCAAGTATTTATAAGATGGGGATTCAAATTAAACTCTGTGAGTGGAAGCCCTACAGGAACGATGCAAATAACAGGATTACCATTTACATCTGTAACATGGAGTTCATATCAAGAACCTGGAACTGCAGTTTCAACAGGTTTATTAGCAACAGCAGATTATGCACAGAGAGCAAGAGTATTCGTTAATAATGCTGCAACTTCTATGGAAGGAAGAATAATAAATAATTCAGATACACCATGGGATATATCTCAGTTTAGTGGTGATGAATGGGTTATTGGAGAATTATTTTATAACGTAACATAAAATTAAATAAACATGGCATTATCAGAAATTGTAAAAATTGATCAGATTGAAATTGTAGAAACAGGATCAATTCAAATTAGAACAGCAACAATTATTGAAAAAGATGGAGTTGAAATATCCAGAACATTTCACAGGCACGTTGTACATCCAAATGAGGATATATCAAAGGAAGATGAAAAAGTTCAGGCAATAGCTAAGGTTGTATGGACTGATGAGGTTATTGAAGCATATAAAAAATTAATAGAGAAAAAAGAGGACATTTTATAAATTATTTGTTAATTTAGCTAAAAATTTAATTAGTTATGACTAACAAAGATTTAATTCAAGTTGCTAATTTGATTGCAGCAAACATGGGTGATCAATCAACTAAAACCCAAAAAAAGTTATTCAAAATCTATGAAAAATTAAAACCTTCTATTGATAAATATCAGGAAGGTATTGAAGAGATTAGATTGGATAATGCATCTGTAGATGATAAAGGTAATTTAATCACAGATGAAAAAAGTGGTTATAAGTTTACTAAGGATGCTGCTAAAAAGATTAATCAAAAACTCAAAGAACTTAATGAAAAAGAAATTGAATTTAAACCTATTGAGGTACTCAACCCAGATGGTTTAGAAATTCATGTATATTTGAAGGGATGGCTAACAGGAGTTGAATTTAAGCAAGATGAGGAATCTGTTGATCTGTAGCCTGTTATTAACAGGATGCCTTTCTGAGAAAAAACTTGCGGAAACCTGTGCAGAAAAATTCCCTGTCAAAGAGGAGATAAAAGAGGTTTTAATCATTGATACAGTACAATCTTTACCAGATACTGTTGTGGTTCATTTTAAGGACTCAAATTTCACTTTTGTCTGCCCACCTGTACAAACTATCACCAAAACAAAAGAGGTCATTAAAACGCAGGAAAATACTGCTAAAATCGAATCCTTAAAAAAGGCACATCAAAAAGAGATGGAAAGCTATATTAAGGATTTTGAGATGCATGAGGAAAAGCACAATAAAGAGATTGAGAAATTAAAGAAAGATTTAATCAACTCTGAGGAAAAGGTGGAAAGCCTGAGGAAATTTAAACGATGGTTTATACTATTAATATCAGGAATAATACTTTATTTTGTTATTCGTAATAGGTGGTTAAGATTCCCTCTGTAAGTTCAGAGGGTTTCTTTTTTTAGTGCATATATCAGTTTTAACCTGATTTATTTACTACATAATGTGTCATAAAAAGCACTATTTGAGCGATAAATGAGCCGAATATGAGCCACAATCGGCTCACTATGTCCATGTTTTTATAATATTTGATGAGCAATTTGCATGGATTTTTCTGAAAATTTATTTTGTTAATTGTAAAATAAGGTTTATATTTGAAATCTAAACCACTTATTTATGCAACTAAAACACATCAAATCAGATGTATATCATCTAATTGCAGGTGATTACATGAATTGTTTTCTCACAGAAAAGGAACTTCTCAGATTAATTAAAGACAATGACATTGCCTATGTTTACAAAACACCAATAGGGTACTTTGTAGATCATGATTTAGGGCAACTTCCATTTCATCATTATTTGAAAGTAATTTCTCAAAATGCGTTAGATTCTATTTGTATCATTTTAAATAACGACATATATGAGCATCAATAAAATTTACTTACCATTAGGTTGCGAATCTATAATTAAAGATGAATTTAAAGAAAGAGTTTTAATTTATCTTTATAATGAAACAACTATTTCAGTTGAGTTTCAAGATCAATTAACTAATTATGATTTAGCTATGCTATTTTTCGCAGGTGCTAAATGGTCAAATGAATTAGGCAAACAATTTTTAAATAAAACCACTTAAAATGAACACAGTAAAAATCAAAGGAAAGGACTATGTACCTGTACATGAAAGGATTAAATGGCTCAATGAAAATTATGAGTATAATATCCAATCAGATTATCAGTATTACCCAGAAAGAAAAATGTGGGTAGTAAAAGCAACTCTCACAATTCATGGGGCAGAAAGAGATTACATTTACACAGGATTGGCTCAGGAAATTGAATCCGACAATTATAGAGAGGTTAATCATACATCTGCTCTGGAAAATGCAGAAACATCTGCTGTAGGCAGAGCCTGTGCAATGGCTAACATTGGAATTGATACAGGCATTGCATCTGCTGATGAAGTCCAGAAGGCAGTTAATAGAGTTGAGGAAATAGACGAGGAAGGCAGAATGTATTTGCTAACTCTTTTAGAAAATACAACATATGAGGAAAGACAAAAGGAGCAATTAGCAGTCAGGATTAGCAGCATTAAAACAAAGGCTGAATATGAAAAGGCTCTGATTAACCTTAATATGAATCAGATTCAGGATCAGGACAGGATCAGCATGGGTTTAAATTACTCACAATCAGATATTAAAAAAACTATAAAGAATGTTAGAGAAGTACAATGAGCACTACCAAAGGATGATCAAATATCTTGAGCAGCCTATGCCAAAAGAAATTGAGGAACTGATTGATAGATTAAACAACCTGACAATTTTAATGACAAGATCAGGGCAGTACCTGACTGAATGCCAATATAAAATTGATGAGGTTGTAGATATTGAATGTAAAGTAAACCTTGAACTATTGGATAAATTCTCAGCATCAACATTTAATATGATGATAAAGGCTAAGGCAAAGGATTGGAATAGGCTAAAAACAGGATTTGAAAGATGCAACTCAGCATCTGTTCACCAGATAGATGCCATCAGAACTTTAATCTCTTACGAAAAAGCAAAAATGCAAATATTATGAACTCTTACCAAAAACTCCCCCCACAGGAACGTATGGTTATCGTTGCTAAAATCTACCACCATATTTGGTATTCAGAAGATAGATTTCAGGAATTGATGACTACATTAGACAATTGGGATATGAACCCAACAAAGGAAGCTAAATTTTTAAATCAAATAACAGATGGATCAGAACTCACAGAAACCGAACTTCGCTAAGGGTATTTACTTGACAAAGAAACAAGGCAAAAAAGGAGAATTTCTTGAACTTGCTTTTAAAGATGGTGACTCATATAAAAAGTATGTTTGTTTCCAGAGCAGTAAAAAGGATAAATACGGAAATGATTTCTATGTAATTTATGAAAAAACAAAAGAGGCAAAGGAGGACTTACCATTTTGAAACAAGAACAAAATCTTACGAGATTATCTATACAAACTCTCATCAAAGATCATTACGAAATGATTAGCAAACTTGAAAAATTGCTCGATGAATTTCCTGTAATTGAAAGAGTTGCAAGGCATAAACGCAGACCTGCAGATGAAATTATATCAATAGTTAATGAGGTATTTAATACTAATTGTCAGGAAGCATCCAGAAGGCAAAGAGTAAAGGATGCGAGGCATTGTGCAGTTTATTTTTTAAGGCAATATACAGACCTAACCTTAAAGGATATAGGAGAGCACGTTAGTACAGGAGCACATCATACAACTGTGTTGCATAGTATTAAGACCTGTAAGAATTTAGTTGATGTTGATGAATTATTTGCTGAAAAATTTAGTCAGGCAAAAATATTAATAGATTCTAAGTTGCAATTGATATAAATATTTGTATATTTGCGACATGAAGGAGGCAGCCTTCTATATGAACAAATTACTTTCCCTGATGGGTGCGGAACTGCCTTTCCAATCCCATTCAGGGATTTTTATTTTATGGCAAAAGATCCTGCAGTATTATTTTATACAAGTGATTTTCTTAGTGGTACATTCTCAATGACTAATGATGAGGTTGGTATGTACATTAGATTACTATGTTTACAACATCAAAAAGGTAAGCTAACAGAAAAGGATATGCAGAGCATATGCAAAGCATATGTACAAGATGTATATGAAAAATTTGATTTAATAGATGGTCATTATGTAAATAAAAGAATGCATGATGAATCAGAAAAGAGGTCAAATTATACTAATTCGAGGAGAAATAATGCAAAAACTAAGCATATGCCTGAGCATATGCAACAGCATATGCCTAACCATATGGAAAATGAAAATGAAAATAGAAATGAAAATATAAATAGAAATAAAAAGAATGTAAAACCTACAATTTCAGAAGTTGAAGATTATTTTCTTGAAAAAGGAAGTACAGTTGAAAAAGCAAAACAAGCATTTGAGTATTATGAAACTGCTAATTGGCATGATTCAAAAGGTAAACCTGTAAAAAATTGGAAACAAAAAATGTTGGCGGTTTGGATTAATAACTCTAATTTTAACAATAACTTTAAATCACCTAAAACGAAAATTGAGAAATATGCAGAATGGTATAACAAACTCACAGCTAATCTCAGCAGCGAAAAAGACAGCGAGGTTAGCGGATTCATCAACTGAGGAAATTTATGAAATTCTAACACAGTCAATGATCCTTTTGGGAATAAAGGATGATAGGCTGCCTTCTGAATTTGAAATGAAGTATATGGCAAGAATGATGAAGGTTGATTATGCTAACTTACCAATAGGAGAGTTTAAATTAGCATTTGATCTGATGATTAAAAACAAGTTGGATGAAAACCCTGAAACATATCAAAACTTTTCAGCCTTGTATCTTTCCAGATTAATGACATCATATGCGAGATGGGCATATAAAAACTATATAGAAGAGAAACCAGAACCTGCAAAACAAATAGCTGCTCCACAGATATCTGATGATGAAATACTTAAAACAAGTTTAGAGATATACAAAAAGCATAAAGATTGGAATCATATTTTTATGGGTTTAAAATGCTTTAATATTATCCACAAAAGAGGAATAGTTACTGACTTTGAAGGTACTTTGAAAAGAACAGAGGAGGCAATTAGAAAACAATATCAATATGCATCCCACAAAGAAAGAAAAGAAATGAATGAATTTTTAGAAGATGATGAACAGATGGAGTTAGCCTGTAGGAGAATGGCAGTTGCTGAATATTTCAATAAATTAATCTAACTTTATGAAGTGTAAACATTGTTTTAAATTTTATACAGTTACGATTCATAATGGCAAAACAGGTAAAACAGACTGCCCACATTGCGGAATCATCCAAAGAACTGACTGCATCAGACCTTACAAAATGGGCGAAGGCAGAAGGGGAAAGATTGGGTATGAGGCTGAACAGAGTCAACAATATACCTGTCAGGAGGCGAAAAGGAACAATAGAGAAGGGATGGGCAGACTTGCAGGGATATAATCAATTAGGATTATATGTTGCAATAGAGGTTAAAAAAATAGGGGATAGGTTAAGTAAAGAACAGATTCAAAGACTGAATGATGTTATTGATTGCGGAGGCATAGCATTAATTTGCACACAGCAGGGGTTAAATCCAATTTTGAACAAATGGACAAAAACGGAATATTAACTGAGCTGTGGAATAGCGAGGAGGTAAATCAGGCTATTAAGAAAATGCATCCTGTAGAGTTGCAGGATGATTTGAAAAGTGAGGTTTTTTTGATTCTGGCTGAACTCGATGATCAGAAAGTAATTGAGTTGTATGAAAGAAAACAGATCAGATTTTACATGGTTAGGATCATGCTGAATCTGGTTCAGTCAACAGATAAAAAGTTCTTTAAAAAATATAGGGATTTTGTAGAATGGCAGCCAATAGAAAAGATTGATGAACAGGAGGTTGATGTTTCAGAAAATGTGATGCAGCATATTGAGGGATTATATTGGTATCAAAAAGAAATATTAAGGCTGTATGCTTTTGAGTTCAAATGTAACGCAAAGGAGTTGAGCAGACAGACAGGGATTCCATACATGAGTATAATAAGAACTTTAAACCAGACTAAAAACGAATTAAAAAAACTGATTAGGAAATGAATAATAAAATTACAATCAGAAATTTATGTGCTTTGCTTTGTGCAGACATTGATATAAAATTGTTAAGAAAGCCTGATCAAGAAACAGATTTAATTAGAAAATTTAATGTTTCTGAAATTAGATCACAGATTGAAGATTCTATGATTAGAGTTATTAATGTTTTAGAGGAAAGTAATTATAATATAGATAAAACAATTGAGCCATGATAATAGTCGCAGCTTTAATGTTTGCAATATTCTTTGTAGAGATACACAGATTTGATCAGAAATGGAAATTAGATTTTAAACCTTTCAACTGTGCGAGTTGCTTGGCAGCATGGATTGCCTTAGCACTTTATTTTCTGCCTGTAGAGATTACTGAGATCATGGCTTATATGTTTACTGCAGGATCATTAGCACCAATTATGAGAATGCTATTTTTAAAACTTTATAAAATATTATCATGAAACAAGAACACAAAGATTATCTGGAGGAACATATAGGTAATTTTCATACAGTCCAAAATGGATATGTACGCAATTTAGATATTCAATTACTCAATATGTATGAGCATATATACAGGTCATATCTCGATCCAAACTTTGTACTGACTAAATGGTGCAGCAGTTGTGTTATGGATATGCTCAAAAGACTTTACACACACTATTTTAATTTGCCACAGGAGCAAGTTCAGGATTTGCCAATTGTACAAGAATCTGTACAAGATCCTGTACAAGAACAACCTAAAAAGAGAGGCAGACCAAAGAAATGAGAATACTTGCAATAACCTCAAAGTTTTCAGGTGTAGGATACCATAGGATTATGCTGCCTTTGGTGCATATGCAGAAAGATTATTGTTTGGTAACTGACACACTAAGTGAGGAAATAGTTAGTCAGGGATTCGATATATTCGTTATGAATAGGTTCTTGGCTGATATAAGCATTCAGCAGATAATTGATTGGCGAAATAAATATGGTTTTAAATTAGTGGTTGACAATGATGATTATTGGCAACTTGATCCAACTCATATTCTTTACAATAGATACGAAGCAAATAATATAACTGATAAAATAATACAATACATAAAAATTGCAGACCTATGTACCTGCACTCATGAAAGACTTGCAGATGGTATTTATCAATACAATCAGAATGTACAGATTTTGCCCAATGCTTTACCCTATGGAGAGGAGCAGTTTCTGGACAATAAAATCGAATCTGATAAACTTAGATTGTTTTGGTCAGGATCAGGAACACATGAAAAGGATTTAAAGATCATTAAAGAACCTGTAAAGAGATTAATTGGTGATAATGTAAAAATGGTCATTGCAGGGTATAATGAAAGCGAAGGGGAAGTCTGGAATTATATGTGCTATTATTTCTCAGCAGGTAGGAAACTTGACACACATATTTATAGGTATGCTCCAATTGATAGATATATGGCTGCCTATGCAGACAGTGACGTAAGTTTGATTCCTTTGGTCGAGTCAAAGTTTAACGGAATGAAAAGCAATCTCAAGGTTTTGGAAACTGCAGCAAAGAAAAATCCTGCTATAGTTTCTGATGTTGATCCTTATAAAAATCTGCCTGTTTTGTACGTTAAAAAACAATCTGATTGGTATAAGCATATAAAGAATTTGTTAAACGATCCACAGATGCGAGTGGAGTTGGGGCAGCAGCTTTTTGAATACTGCCAAAAGAATTACAATTTCAAAGAGATAAATATTAAAAGAAACAGCATTTATAGTAAACTGATCTAAATGCCTGTTATAAAATGCTCAAACGGAAAATACAGAATAGGTTCAGGTTCATGTATATATGATACCGAAGAAAAGGCACACAGAGCATGGGCAGCCATTCGGGTTGCAATGGCAGACAGTTACAATGACTATCCACAGGCAGCGGTAAATGCAGCAAAAAGGGCAGTTGCTTGGGCAGAAAAAAATGGTTGGGGTTCTTGTCTAACTCAAACAGGAAAAGCAAGAGCTTACCAATTGTCACGCAAAGAAAATATCACGAGGGACACGATAGCGAGAATGGCAGCCTTTGCAAGGCATTTGCAGTACAAGGATGTTCCGTATACAAAAGGCTGTGGAGGTTTGGCTGTTGATGCTTGGGGCGGTCAGGCAGGAATCGAATGGGCACAAAAAAAATTACAAGAAATAAAAGATGGACAAAAATAGTATTGGAATGTGCTTTGCCACAATCCTGACAAACATATTTGCAAACGTTACTTTATCTGAGATGGGCAACATAGTGACTATTGGTGTGGGTATAACAACTATTGTATATAACGTTTACAAAATTAGAAGCGAGAAAAAGAAATGAGGGAATTCTTTACTGAAGATAATAACAGATTAAGCATGAAGCGATTGTGCGGATTTCTCTGCACAGTCAGTCTTTGTGCTGAATTGTTTCACAGAGGTGGGGATGTTTTGGTTACTTCAATTGCCTTCATTGGTGCAGGATATTTAGGACTTACAACAGCAGAAAAAATATTTAAGAAATGAAACTGAGTGAACACCTTGAATTGGCTGAGGTCATCAGATCAGAATCAGCCAAGAGAAGGGGCATTTCAAATATGCCAACTGAACAGCACATTGCTAACCTTAAAAAGTTAGCTGAAAATGTTTTCGAGCCTATACGTGCAAATTTCAGACAGCCTATACGTATAAGTTCAGGATATAGAAGTCAATCATTGAATGCAGCTATCGGTGGTGCAACCAATTCACAGCACAGTACAGGCGAAGCGATTGACATTGATATGGAAGGCACAAAAATTACAAATAAAGAAATTTTTAATTTTATAAAAGAAAAGCTTAATTTCGATCAGTTGATTTACGAATTTGGAAATAATATAGAACCTGATTGGGTTCATGTTAGTTACAAATCAAATGGGCAGCAGAGGAAACAGATTTTGAGAGCCATTAAAGAGAATGGCAAAACAAAATACATTCCATATGCCGACAAAACGTAGGCGATTATTTTTTGATATAGAAACTTCACCCAATTTGGGTTTGTTTTGGTCAGCAGGTTATAAGCAACAGATTGATTACTCTAACATTATAAAAGAAAGAGCAATCATTTGTATTTGTTATAAGTGGGAAGATGAAAAGGAAGTTTATGGATTGAATTGGGACAGGAAGCAGATTGATAAAAAAATGCTGCAGCAGTTCATTGAGGTAGCTAATCAGGCAACTGAATTAGTTGGGCATAACGGAGATAAATTTGATTTGGCATGGATTAGAACGAGATGTTTATTTCATGGTATTGATATGTTTCCAACGTATACAACTATTGATACTTTGAAAATTGCAAGGTCAAAATTTAGATTTAACTCCAATAGGCTTAATTACATTGCGAGTTATTTAGGCATTGGTAAAAAGATAAAGACTGAGTTTGATCTGTGGAAATCAATACTTCTGGATAACGATAGTATTGCAATGGGTAAAATGTTAAAGTATTGCAAACAGGATGTGGTACTTTTAGAAAAGGTTTTTAAGCATCTGAATAACCATATTGAACCTAAAAGTCATTATGGAGTTATATTTGGTGCTGACAGAGGAAGCTGCCCTGAATGTGGATCAGATGATCTAATAATTCAGCAGAGGAAAACAACAGCATCAGGAATTAAGAAAATTGTATATCAATGTAAAACCTGTTTTAAATTCCACAGAAAAACTGATAAATGATGATACCTAAAAAAATAAATAAAATGAGTATAGAGGAACAGGAAGTATATCTGATTAAGAAAGTGCAGGAGTTGTACAGAAAAGAGGAAATTTACAGGAGGGCACTTGCAAGAGTTAGAGGTAATCATAAAATAGATTTGTCAGAATTAGAAAGACCAGATTTATTGGAAATGAAAAGTGAACAGAATTAAAGTTAAATATCGAAAACTTGGCAAACATAAAGTCTGGGGATTCTCAGACAGTTCTGGTTTTGTTGAGTTGGATGCAACTTTAAAAGGGAAAAAGGCATTAGAGATACTGCTCCATGAATGTCTGCATTTACTTTATCCTGCTGACACAGAAGATGAAATTGTAAATAAAAGTATAATTTTGACAAATACTGTTTGGCATGAAAAGTACAGAAAGATAGATGACAAAGAGGACATCCCAATGCAAGATGGTACATTATGAAAAAACATACACAGATATACATGAAATATTTTGGTTATGGAGTTGATGATTTCATTGGCTGTGAAGTATGCGGTAATAAAGCTGTTGACATTCACCATATTGATTGCAGGGGTATGGGTGGCAGCAAAGATAAAGACAAGATCGAAAATCTGATGGCAGTCTGTAGGATGTGCCATGAAAAGTATGGGGATAAAAAAGAATATACAGAGTTATTAAAAGAAACCCACAGGAGGTTTATAGATATTTATGGCAAAATATACTGATAAAGAGTTTTTGGATATTGAATTGAAAATGGGGGTTAGTTTAGA